AATTCAAATGGACATAGATCATAAAACTAAAGAATTTAGAGGTTGGTTATGTTCAGAACACAATACTGCATTTGGCAAGTTTCAAGATAATCCTTTTGAAATGATAAAAGGAATTAAATATTTGATAGCAGGTCACCACGATAAACAAAAATTAACAGAAGAATTACAAACACTAATAAAGGACATAAATGATAAAATGGAATAAACGATTCGAATATCCTACTTCAGTTAGAAGTTTGATTGATGAAGAAAGACACTACGACATAGGTGATACTAAGCTACCATCTGTGACTACTATACTTCAAGCTACACAACCTGAAGAAAAAAAGAAGTCATTACAAGATTGGATAAAACGTGAAGGAGCTACTAATGCTGAAAAAATTAAAAACGAAGCAGCTAATAGGGGTTCTATTATGCATAGGATCATAGAAGGCTATTTGCTGGACCAAAGACACGCAGATTTAAGCGATTTAGGTGTTCAGGCAGGGGTAATGGCCAAAATTATATATGAAGAAGGTTTAAAGGGCTCTATGGACGAAATATGGGGTACAGAAGTAACTGTATACTACCCAGGGTTGTATGCAGGAGCTACTGACTTGGCTGGAATCTATGAGGGAAGAGAATCAATTATGGACTTTAAACAGTCAAATAAACCTAAGAAAAAAGAATGGATTGAAGATTATTTCTTGCAGCTGGCTGCCTATGCCACTGCGCACAATCATATTTATGATACTAAAATTAATTCAGGGACCATACTTATGTGTACAAAAGATAATTATTTTCAAAAGTTTACGATAACAGGAAGCGAGTTTCAAAAACATATGTGGAATTGGTTAAGGAGAGTTGATCAATACTACGAACAAAAAGGCAAAAACAAGGCATAATTATGGCACTTGGTTCAGGCATCAGGAATCAGGCATCAGGGGTCAAAATGTTCTTCCTAAGAAACTTTTTTTATACATTTGAAAAAAAAAAAATTTTAAATTTTACCTCTGGAACACGGAACAAAATGGTACAAAATGAAATTATTCTTTAAAATCAATGGTTTAAGAGCATTTTTTTGTTCCAAAATTGTTCCTAGCGTAAGAACATTTTCAAAATACCCAATAAACACTACCTTTTTTGAAAAAATAAAAAAATGTATTTTTTGTTCCAAAATTGTTCCTAGCGTAAGAACATTTTCAAAATACCCAATAAACACTACCTTTTTTAAAAAAATAAAAAAATGTAAATATATAAAAAAAGTTCCTTATGAAGGCAAAAACAATAATAAAATCAACATTTATTTAATGTTCTACAATGTTCCTGAGAGATGTGTTATATGAAGAATATAATGGGCAAAAAATCAAAATATAGGCATTGTGTAATAAACAAAAAGAAATATTACTTTTATAAAATAGTTTGGCACGATATCCTTGGTGATGCAGGTCACGCAACTACAGATGAATTCGACAGTATGAAACCTGCCGAAATGACTACACACGCATATATTTATTCAAAAGATAATAAAGTTTTAAAAACATTTGCTAGTTATGACAATAATGAAGAAGTTTTTAGCGATAGAAACGTATATCCCATAGGTTGTATTAAGAAATTAGAGAAAATATTAATATAATTTTAATGGAATATAGGATTAATTTTTTATATAGACGTGGGCCTAAACAACAAAGGAGTAAATATGTTTGGATATGATAAAGACAGTGATGAGAACAAAAACAAAATTGAACAATTAGAAGAACAAATTGAAGTTCTTGAAAATAAAATTGCTCAAATTATGGAAGTTCTTGACATTCAAGAAGACTATTCAGATGATGATTCAATTGATGAAGACTCTGATGAGGATTCTGACGAAGAGTAAATTAAATTTAATTGTGGGGGTTAATAGCTCCCACAATTACTAATCCGATGTTATATTTTCTGATTGCTTCGGCTCTGTTCTTACCTTATCTACTAATTCTTCTATTTCTACGCCTTCTAAAATTGGAGAATAATCGTCTATTATTTGTTTCATTCTTGCTTCTAACTCTTCTGTGGTTAGGTCTTCTAATTTACCTGTACGTATTATCTTCTGTTCTATATATAGACCTGCCGCTTTTCCTCGCGCAACTTCCGCATTAACTGCAGCTGACCAAGCTTTCTTATCTCTAGCTTCATCTCTAAGTTTAGCTAACTCAGTAATGTGAGAACCAAAAGTAACTTCATATTTCTTTTGCCATTCTGCTCTTAACTCTCCAATGTACTGTACTACCAATGGATATAATTTTGGATTTTGTAATTTACTTGCAGCTTGTCTTGCTGATTCTTTTGCATAGCCAGCTTCGATTGCACATTGTGTAGCTGTCTTTCTTCCTTCTTCAGCTATTAATATGTTTGCAAATTTAATCTGTTGTTCTGTTAATTTTTTTGGAAGTCCCATTTTTATTTAATAGTTTATTGGTCCATTCTTCTTCAGTTAAAACATTTTTTAAATCTTTAATCGTTACTTCTTTCCCGAAGATATCATTCCAATTATTTTTATATGTTTCAGTAGATATTCTTGATCTACCATCCCATTTTTCTTTTTTTACCTGCGACATTTTGTCCTCTTTTTAGCTATTGTAATTTAGCACAACAATGGTAATATATCAACAGTTGTTATTCATACAGCAACTCCATTGTTGGTTAGTTGGCGTTCGGCTTACGAAGTAATTTATTACGGATACTGGGACGCCAATTACCTTATAAAGATATGCAAGGAAAAATGTTAAGACAAGTCTTGGATAAAATGCTGCAACACGGTGCAGCTCAAAATGCACGTGTCCAAGTTTTATTACCTGACGGAAAATTCTACGACATAGCCTCATTAAGATTAATGGAAAACAAGTTAATTGGTCACAGAGAATCTCACAGATTAGTATTTACTGTTCAAGCTGAAACTTGGAATATGGGTAAAGTTTTGAAGAAAATTGGCTAACCTGTTAACTTGAAACCTGAAACAAAATTCTATCAAAAAGTAAAAGAAAACTTTAAAAATTTTTCATTAATTAGAATTGAAAATCTTAGCGTTCCTGGTGTACCAGACCTATTAATTTATAATAACAATCATTGTTTTTTTACTGTTGAACTTAAAGTCACAAAGACAAACAAAGTAACATTCTCTCCACATCAAATTGGCTTTCACGTGAAGCATCCTAAGAATACTTTTATCTTAGTTTTTGATGCCTCAACCCGGCTTCCAAAACTTTATGAGGGTTCCAGAATCCGGGAGCTTGCTTCCGGTGGCTTGACGCTTGAACCTCTAGAATCAGGGTTCAGGGATATTTCTAATTATTTATCGAAGCTTGGCGCTTGAGTCTTAACAGCTTGATGCTTGACGCTTGTCGCTTGTGCCTTAAACGGCTTGTTGCTTGACGCTTGTTCCTTAGAAGCTTGATGCTTGTCGCTTGACGCTTGACGCCGGAACACGGGTTCAGGATGCATTCTTAACGCGGTGAGATCCACCGTAAAGCTTAGATCCAGGGCGCTCTTCTTAGTGCTGGCCATATGCAACGTTTTTAATTTCAGGATTCCAACACGCTCGGCAATCACCGCATTCATTGTTTTGATCTGGAGCTGGGCACGTCCTGCCGCTTGTCACTACTGTAGATGTAGTGGACCAGGAGCCAGAAGCTGGCTGATCAATCATCGGCATCGAGAACCTTATAACCAAATTAGCAGGTTTATTTTTTAATAATTTTTTAACCCACGCTTCCCTTGTTGGCATCCAGTGTTTAACTTTAGGCGTTAACCTACACACTTCATAGATCTTTAAAAGGTGATTTTCATCCTGTACATCTCCGGAATCGTGCCATCTGAACCATTTAGATTTTTTAGAATTAATTAATGTAGACATTGCTAAAACCCAATGTGTATGCTGAATGCTGTTCAGTCTTCTGTACTGTGCATCCTGCACAACTTTAAAAACGTAGCAGCCTTTCAGAGCGTAGCAATTGTAACAAGTGGACCCTTCCACCTGCTGCAATTTTTTACCAGTTTTACATTCTTTAGCTGGAAGCCCATATGCCCAGCCAGGCATCTTAGAAGGTTTTGACAGCCCACCAACCAGCTGCAGCGCCTCCTTTGTTGTCATTTCTATTTTCATATATTACTCCTTGTTGTCTAATCTTAATGCTTCAGTAAACAAGTTACAACGCGTCACTTTGACGCCCGCTGCTTGTTGCTTGACGCTTGAAGCTTGACGCTTGTTGCTT